GCTCGATCGACACGAACCAGGAAACCTTCATCGGCCAGATGCGCTGGCATACCCCGATGAACCCCATCATCAACATCGCCTCGCTGGTTGATCCCACGGACGGTATTCCGTCCAACTACGCCAGCGAATTCCTGAAGTACATCAAGACCGCCCGCACGCAGGGCGCGTACAAGGTGAACCTCACGGAGCTGGTGACCGGTGAAGATGGTCTCAAGGTCATGGCAAAGGGCTTCGCCGAAAGCCGTCAGACCGACGAGCACAACATGATTCTGTCGATTCTCAAGGGCGTCGCAACCTCGGAAGCTCTCCGCGGTGCAGCCTCGGTTGAAGGCGCAAGCCTTGGCCTGGGTGGTCAGACGTTCGACAACGAACCGACCAATCGCAACTACGGTTTCTATGTCGATCTGGGCAACCAGCCCGTCGTCTCGACCAACGGCATGGGTGCTTCGCGTATCCAGGGCTTCATCGAGGCAATCGGCATGGCCTGGAAGGATTACGAGCCCGAGTATGCTTATCTGGTCCTCGACCCGATGATGCTCGCTTCGTTCCGTTCGGCCAACCTGATCGACACCGATCGCATCACGGACGGCAACATCGACTTCGAGACGATTCTGAGCGGCAAGTTCCGCCTCGTCAAGAGTCGCGCCAACACTTCGTTCAGCCCGTCTGAACTGGCTGTGATCAACGGTGGTTCGGGCGTAGACATCGTCGGCACTCGCACCTCGTTCGTCGTCCTCCCCGGCGCGATCGCAATGGAGCCGCTCGCGGTTCCGAACCCTGTCGGTATCGACAACGACGAATCCAGCTACCACGGTGGCGGTTCGACGGACGTCTGGTATCGTTGGGGCAACATCGCTCATCCGGTCGGTTACGACTGGCGCGGTCCGGACAACAAGTTCCCGTCCGACAACGACTACAAGGGCGTGACCGTCAACGACAGCAACATCGTGGTTCCGATCACCGATGCTTCGGTTGGCAGCAATGCAGATGTGACCGAGTCGGTCTGGCGTCGTAAGACGGCCAGCGCTCTCTCGATGGGCATCCTTCCCGTCTTCCACGGCTGATGAAATATGGCGATCCTCGTAACAGACTCAACGGTTGACGACGCGGACGCCTATTTCGCCACTAGGTTGAACAGCGAAGTTTGGACTGGTAGTGACGACGCGCAGCGTAAAGCCGGGCTCGTCACCGCCGCCAACCTGCTCAACACGATGGAATGGAATGGTCGTCCGGCCACCATCTACGCGGCTTTCCCTCGTTTCCTTGAGGGTGAACGAATTGCCAGAACTCCCACTCAGATGTTATACGCGCTGTATGAGGAGGCAATTCACCTCATGGCAAACCCAGGACTTATGATTGAAGAAGACGGTGTCGAATCAATCGTTCTGGGCCCAATCGAACTCACGAAACTGTACTCTCCCGAGCTTATCCCAAAGATTGTTCGTCGGTACATTGCGCCTTACACTGCGGGAAGCGGTCTCTTTGGAGGCCCGCCCCTATGGTGGAGGGCTAACTGATGGCGGATTACGCCAAGTTAATTGACAAGCAGGTGACAAATGCTTTCAAGAAAACTGTTTCGCTTCAAGAGGAGGTGATCTTTAATCTGAAGAAGGGTGAGAGTTTCGATTTTGGAACTGGACAACCTTCTTTCGACAGTGAGACGCCCGTTCGGGTAAAGGTACTGGTCATCAAGACCAGCTCCAAGAATGAAGTAGTCAAGAAGCAGCTGCTTATGGAACGGATCGCAGATCTGGACGTCTATGACTCCGTCACGATGTCATCCGGTGAATGGAAAATCGGCGAGATACTTCAAGACACTGGTCACAACCAGATTGTCGAGGTGTCCCGTGGGTAAGTACAGTGAAGGCTTGTTCGACGTTTACCACGTATTCGACACACAAGCCTACAAAGAGGAAAACATCAAGACGTTCCCTAGTAGCTTCGAAGGTGATAAGGGAGCACCCCCATTCCTCCGGTTTACCGTCGTCCCAGGTGGACCGCCGCTAAATGCAGCTTCAACTTCCGGAGTATTGCTGGTAGAAATATTCACTGCCTGGGGCGCGGGTCCAACGCCCGCCAATCAGATCGCAGATATTCTGGACAAACACCTACAGCGTAAGACTGTGGGACGGACGCAGTTCTTTTTGAGCAGCGCCGATAAACAAGAGCGGGACAAGGAGGACAAAGTGCTTGCACGTATGTTTTACTCGATCCCCTTCGCACACTTTGGAGTTACCATTTAATGGCACATCTTTCTTCGATTGGTGCAGGCATGTTCACGGACATGGCCGTCGCCAGTCCTCTGACCGACCTGACCGCAGCTCAGGTTTCGGCAATGACCACGGAGGCGCTCTTCGTAGCGGCCTTCGCTTCGGAAATCCCCGCCGTTGGTGGGACCGAGGCAGCTGGCACGTTCATTCGTGTTCAGAATATCCGCGAGTTCCCTGCAATGGGTATTCCGGCCAATATCGTCAACGTCCCTCGCTTCGGTGCTCGCACGAGTTCGCAGGTGCAGGGTCAGGCCGACGCACCGACGACCGAGATCACGCTCAACTACGTGGCTTCGGATTGGGCCAAGGGTTCTACGCAGCTCCTCGGCAACATGGTCAACGACGGCATCGTTCGTGCGTTCCGGTTCACTATTCTCAACAACGCACCGGTAGCCTATGGCTCGAAGGCTGCTGAGCTGGGTACGGTTCCGAACACCGAATTCTACTTCCTGGGTAAGGTCGAAGCTCTGGTTTACAACCCTCAGCTCACCGACGCCAACCAGGCCACGCTGACCGTTTCGATGCTCAGCGAGCTTTATGGCGGCTTCACCGTCTAATCAAACCTGTGGGTGGTCTACGGATCACCCACACATTCAGGAATAATAAAATGGGTGATGTACCCTTCACTATGAGCCATGTGCTCCGGCAGACCGCCAAGCACATTCGCAAGAGTATCGATATCAGTATCCGGAAGACCAACGCTCGCTGGCCAGAATTCGTCAACGACACCGAGAAGTCCAAGGAAGTGATGATCACGCTAATGCGCCTGCACGACATGCGCAACAACCTGGATGAATTCCAGAAGTTGTATTCGGAAGATTTTAAGGAAGTAAATCATGGTTGACAACGCCACCAAGACCGCACCCTCGAACAAGGGTCCGCAGGTCATCACGAACCTTCGTGAACTCATCAACAAGCGCACCACCAAGACTGTGCCGTTCCTCGGTGCCAAGATCGAGATCAACAAGCTCACTCTTGCTGAGTGCCAAGAAATTCAGCGACTCGCTTCGGAAACGAATGCGGAAGATCCGACGAAGGGCTTCGAGCTTCTTCGCCATGTGATCACTGTCGGCGTTCCCGCCGCAGCCGACTTCAACGAAGACGACTTCGCCAACTTCCCAATGGACGATCTGAACAAGCTTTCGGATGAAGTCCTCAAGTATGCGGGTATGGACCCAAAGGGCAAGTAAGGCTTTCGGATGATATGCTGCCCGTAATGGAGCTGGCACTCGCTCTACACACTCCGCTCTATGAGTTGTTGGAAAATATGTCATTTCAAGAGTTCAATCTCTGGATGGAATATTTCAATCAACGACCCATAGGGTGGCGTGAAGATGAGCGAACGTTCCGACTGTTACGTGCGGCCGGGGTAAAATCCAATCCGGAGGCTTTGTTCAGCTCGCTTGCGGCTATGAAGAAGCACGAGAACAAGCGCACACCGCGTCCTGTTCCCGGCGCGGGCTCATTCCTGCACACCGCGATGATGAACGCCAAGGGTGGCGTCAAGCTCGACCTATTGGAACAGCTATGAAAATGCAATTCAAAGGTATAGACGCCACCTTTAAGGACGCCATGCGACAGCACACCAAGCTGTCCGAACCCCAAATACGACGTAGATTAGCGTCGATGCTCGTGATGCTTGAAGCATCAACTCCTGTGTTGACTGGCTATGCGCAGTCTCGCTGGAAAATCGACGGTAGCTACCCACGGTTTCGAGTTCTGAATGATGCGGCTTACATCGAGTATTTGAACAGAGGTACCTCTAAACAGGCACCTGCGTTCTTTGTCGAATCAGTAGCTTTACGTTTCGGTAAACCTTTAGGCGTAATCGCCCAAGTGTTACCGTCGAACCCAGGGTCCTAACCGACTCTGGGTTTAAATTTTAAGGAAGAGATTAGATGGCAATTGTCATTCAAACTCTCTCCGATTCTGCACAAGCACGCAAGGATCTGGGGGAGCTACGTAACTCCGTTCAGAACATTCAGAAGTCAGCCGATGGTCTGACCAGCAAGTTCG